TGGTCTTCAGGTAAGCCTGCAGCGAAGCAGTGGTACGAGCTGCGCCAGAGCTACCGGCAACAGCGGCTGCGTTGTTTAGGCACGAGAATTCAATGTCGCGCTTGAGCTCAGAGCCACGTTTTGCGATTTGGTAAGCCAATTCATACTTCCGGCCTGCAGTGTTCACCTTGTCCATAGTGCCAGAAACAATGACGTTCTTGGAACTGATTTGGGCGTAGTTTTGCAGTCGGGTCGTTGGGGTTACCGCGTCGAAAGTCGTGTCGTCGCCTTCGAGTTGGGCATTAGCGCCAGCAGCAGCTAAATTATCCACTTGCCAGTCGAATACCGTGTTAGAGACTGAGCCCTTACCCACGTTAGAAACAAATGGTGTTTCCTCTGGAGAGATGTTGTAGATGATGTTTGAAAGGTCCTCGCGGATGCCCTTCGCGCCGTATGTCAGAAATGTATCTGTAATGATAGCCATGATAAATTTTTCCTAGAAAAAGTTTGCGAGTAGAGAAGCCGCGTCGCGGACATTCCCCGATGATTTCAGACGCTGTTGAGCTTGCTTTATATTCTGGCTCTGTTGTGGCTTCCTGCTGGCAAGTCCAGGCTTGGCAGTGGGTGTGGCCGCTTGTGCTGGCTTCAGTGCCTGTCGCTTCGCAACCATCGAGTCAAATGAGGCGCTCTTGCGAAGTGCCAACAAGAAACGGTGGTCAGTGATGCTATTGAGCTCCTGATCGGTCAGTCCAATTGCCTTTCCAGCAGACATCATCTCGGCTTTAGCTTTCGCCGCGACTTTAGGGTCCTTCAACTCAGGTATTGCTGAGATCAACATTTCCTTCTCTTGCTGCAACATTGACTGCTGCTGCTGAGACAAGATACGCTGGTTCTCTTGCGCTAGTCGATACTGTTCAGACTGGATAGCAGTCATCTTCTCAGCTCGTTCGCGCACCAATTCCCGCTGCTTCACCCACTCGATTGGGTCCTCGTTGTAGAGGCGGTCCATATCGACTTGAGGCTCTGCTTGTTGAAGTTGCTGCTGCAAGGCACCCAACAGTTGGGCATATTGCGCTCGCTCTTGACGCACATTCTCAAATTCGGCTTGAGCTTGCTTGCGCTCTTGAGCCAAGGATTGAGTCTTGCGCGTGTAGTCTTCTGTGCGGCTGTATCCTTTTTGGAGCTCTTCCAGCGACACCTCAACGTCCTTGCCGTCTACTTTGACGGTGAACTTAGATGGCTGTTCCTGCTCCTCATCTTCTACATCCCCTTCAGACTCTTCGACCTCGGTGTCATAGGCTGCCGCGTCTTCATCAACAGCTTCATCTACTTCGTCGGCTTGTGACTCTTCGTCACCCAGCGCCTCGACATCCTGCTGGTCTTCCGGCGTACCGGACAGCATCGCTTCGATGGCAGATCCCGCTTGTTCAGCGGTAATACTAGAAACACTCGACGGTGCGGTGGTGTTCATTCTCTCTCCAATTGTTTAGCAGCCATTCGGCCACTATCCACAAAAATACGCAGTTGCGTGCGTAGGTCTTCAAGAGCAACAAGACTAGCGTAGGCATGGTCCCGTTTTGCGCTCTCCCCAAATTTACTCGATTTCCACTCGTTTGTGTAGCGGTCCTCAAGCTCGTTAAAAGCCTCAAGGACAACCTGATCCAAAAGGATCGCGGAAGCCCTGTTGCCCTTATCTATTTTTTTCTTCAGATCAGCCATTCATACCGCCTTGTGGTTGCTGCATTGGTTGCTGTATTGGTTGCTGCATTGGTTGCTGCATTGGTTGCTGCATTGGTTGCTGCTGCAGCATGTCTCGGTTTCTGTTGATCTCAGCGTTGAGCTGGACCTCGTTCATCTTGATGCCGTACTTGAGCTCAAGCTCACGCAGCGCAATGAACTTATCAATATCCATCTTATCGCGCTGGCGGTCGTCTGAGCGCATCATGTCCTCGCGCTTGAGTTGCAGCTCGGCTGCCTTCTTCTGAATGTCAGCCTGAATACTTTGCGCCTGCACTTGGGCCAACATCTCCTCTGGTGTCGGCTTGGGTTGCTGCTGGGGCGGCTGCCAATTGGCAGGAACAGCGTTAAAGAACTGACTTGAGTCCTTAAATCCCGCCATCTCCACCATCTTGCGTAGGGTGTTACTCATTTGCGACATAGACGCCAATGGGTTGGTTGGACCCATTTGGGTTAGTGCCTGCTGCTGCTGCGCCAAGATGGCCTGCAGCATACCTAGCTTCTCTTGCGTGTCTCCGGTGCCCAGGGCAGTGTTTATGGTCACATCCATTCCAGCGTCCCAAGTCCGAGGGTCAACTTGGACCCACTGGTTGCGAAGTCGGACCATGCGTGCCTTGTCTTGGTGAGCCACTGACAGCTTGAGTAGCAGCTTAAACATATCTTTCATACCCTCTGCCAGCACCCGCGTTGTCAGCTCCAGTCGGCTCTGGCTGGCGCTAATCGTTGCGCTCACGGCTGCTCGTGTGGAGCTCTGCAGCGAGTCGGCGTCTAGGCCCATCGAGGCTTTGCTCATGCCCGTGCGGTTTTCTTTGATGGCGTCCACATACTCCAACATAGGGAACGCTGCTTGACCAACAAACGGCATAGCCAAAGGCTGCACCATGCCTGGGGCTCTCATCCGAATGATCGCACCCGTCTCGTTGTTGAGCACGTCGTCAATGTTGACCTGACCCTCAACAACGGCAGTTCGTGGGTGGATGGCCTGCGCCAAGCTGTCCAGCGTGTTTCGCAGGATGTCGCTCTTGATCTCCTGCAGGTCTTTTGTGTAGTCGAATATGCTGTTGGCCTCAAGCGGCGACGTATGAGGCTCTGGGTCACACGGGAACAGGGCAAACGGCATGAAGTCCGTTGGCTCGTTTCGCATGATCTTGTACCCAGATCCCATGCAGCAGAACTTGCGAAGCTCTGGGATGCCGTCGCCATCAAAGTCCACGCGCATCCACGCTTCAAGATACAGCACCCGCTTCATCGCTGGGTTGCTGGACTCGTTGATGCTGCCAATGGTCGTGGTGGTAGGGCGTCGGCGCAGGTACTCGTCATTCGCGTCGAACTCGCTGGAGCTGATGTGCTCCTCAATCTCGTCGTCCTCGTATCCCATCCCCAACAAATCCGCCACGCTCATCATCTGCCGGTGGCCAACAAATGCTGCGTCGGCCAACGAACGAGCGTTTCTGTCAAGTAAAAATTCTTCCGGCGGTACGCCTTGGACATTGATTTTCCCGTCACGAATCGTCCGCTTGATGTCAACGTCAAACAGCATCGGTGATGGGGCCATCATCATCTGGCCGGTCATTGGGTCAACTTGCGGCTGGCCTGTCTGAGGGTCCATCTGAGGCATCGGGTCCGCGTTGCTGTCCTCGTACTGGCTGACAACCATTACGTCAGTGTCTTCCTCTTGGCTGACGATCTGCATGGTCTGCTCATCGAGGCCGGTGTAGTGCTCTGTGCGCGTCGTTGTTGTGTCCTGATACCAAGCCTTCACAATCCCGCACTTACGCACCAGTGAGTCCTTGAACGTGCTGTACATGATCGTGAAGCCAGGGTTGTCCTGCTGCAAGATGTAATTGATGTAGTCAGTTGCCTGCTCTGCGGCTGGAACGTCCTCCGGCATCTTTGGAACATACTCGACCATACGTTCGCTGCCAAAAAATACTTTCATTATGCTCGGCAGCATACTGTTAACTGTGTCGCGCACTTCGGTGGCCACAACCTTACTCTGGCCATCCTGCTCGTTCCCAAACAGGTCGCCTCGGTAGTATTGCGTGGCCATAGCCCGAATTGGGCTTAAATCGGTGTCTATGTATGTGACGGCGTCTGTAGCCTCTTGGTTCAGGATCGACTGGAGCTCAACCTCATCCATAGGAGGATCTTCAACCTCGCCATCCTCCTCGACCTCTCCGGTCATGTCCATAGGGTTCTTGCGCTGAATTTCTTCAGCCATAGCTAATGGGTCGTCACCGTATTTTTTCTTCATGTACAAATTCTCCGTCAATTAGGCTAATCGTGGAACAGCACGTTTTAGAGGCTTGTTCCACTTACCGGCACTTGCCAATGCGCCGAACATGGCGGTGACAGCAGTGTCGGCGTGCGTCAAAATGAACGCATCAGCAACGTCGGGGCTAACTAGACCGCGCTTTTTAATGTCGTCCTTTGACTCTACCTGAATCTTACCAGTGCTGGAGAACTTGTAGCGGACGGTGGCCAGCTCACTTATCAGCCGCCCGTCATCGGGTATCCGGCAGTCCCTGCGCTCAAACCACGCCTTGGCCTTGTACCAAAGCTCTGCCTTCAAATTCCGGTACGGCTGGTTTGGCGAGAAGCTGGGAGACTCAGACACGTTGATGCCCTCGGCTGGCAGGTTGAGCTCACGCAGCCGGTCAACCACCCCAGCCCCCAAACCAATGCTGTCCACCAATATGACCGAAGGCTTATCGTTCTCCGCTTGGGACTCGTACTCTGCTACAACAGCCCCCGTGAGCTGCATCAAGTCTAGGTTTCGCCAGATACGCGGCGACTCCACAATCGTGTTGCCCTTTCGCTTGCACAGGCAACTGCTGTCAGAGCCAAAACGCGCAACGTCCAAGCCCCAAACAACCTTGGCAGTTGTTGATACGTCAACGTCTCTTTGTTTAGCACTGTCGATGAGCTCCATGCTAATGATGGTGTCGTCGTCACTTCGAGGGAACTCACCCAAAACCCTGATCCTGAATGCATTGCTGTCCTCACCATACCGGCTCATCATTTCCGCGATGTACTCCTTGGACACCCTCGGAGAATCCTCGCAGCTCACAGAAAAAGTCTTCCACTCGCTCGATAGACGGTGGTGCGTGTCGTAGAAGAAGCCAGATGATCTGGTGGGGTTTCCAAGCATTAGGGTGACGGCAGAATGGCCAGACATAGAGCCTGCCGCCGCCTCAAATACAGACTCCGGCACGCCTGATGCCTCATCGGCCACCAGCATAACGTGCTCGGAGTGGATGCCCTGCAGCGCCTCTGGCTGCTCTGCCCTAGATGTACGGGCCGAAATAAACATCTCATCCGGCGCGGCGTTAAACACCACTCGGTCCTGCTTTACAGTGATCAGTTCCTGCAGCGGCTGTGGCAACTGCTGAACCCAACGTTTCAATTCCGCAAACATGGCATCAAACAACTGAGCCGATGTCGGGGCTGTGACCACCACCTTGACTGGGCTTCTGGTCATAAAAAACCACAGCATGGCCCAAGAGCTCGCTGTGGACTTTCCAACCCCGTGGCCAGAACGAACGCTGATCCTTCGGTTCCCAGCGGCTATTGCCTCCAAGAACTCAGCCTGCCAAGGGTCAACGTCAACGCCGAGCACCTCTCGGACGAATAAGACAGGATGGTTCCGATAACGGTCCACCCACTCAATAAAGACGTTTTGTTTTGCACCCATTAGTGGCGCATTTTATCTTACTTAATACGGTATTGTTTAAGACCAACGATCCGATAATCCATGATCCCTCGTTTACAGAAATCAGTAAGCGCAGTTCCGCATGTTGGCTTACTCATCCCCATCTCTTTAAATGGAACATCCCTCAAATAAAACCAGTCCTGTTTCTTTGCCCAGTCGATCAGCATGTGACGCTTAATCATTCTTTCCGTACTCCAGCTCAATAATCAGTTCCAAGTAGTGGATGGCCTTCCTAATGTCATCAACGCCGCCCTTCTTACGGTGCCGCGTAACGTACTTGACGACGTTGCCCTCTAGGTAGCTTAGTCTGTTGGCGTGTATGTACTCCACCGGCTGAATAACAAAATCTTTGTAGTGAGACCCACCCTCTTGCTCATTTAACGCTGACATCATCTACCCCACTTTGGTTGTACATATACAGGAAGGTTCCATATGTTGATCCTGTTTGGCTGGGCCACGTTGGTCTTATCAACTGGCCTGGTGTCCACTGGGTTGGATGCTATGGTGTAGCCGGACCTGTACTGCTTCATGTACTTGTTGACACACGTCTTGCAAATAGCTCTGCGGGTATGCGTCCCATCTTTGCGTAGCGGAAAGTTATCGAGCTCCTGCTTGGTAAGGCACTTTGTGCATTCTTTCATCTTGACCCCCATATGATGGACAAACCAATAATTACGACGCAAAGCAACACAACAATCACAGGCGTAAATGACAGGTCAACCTCATCATCAACCCCCATATCCCGTTGCTTGCTTAATTTGCAGTCGTGCTCCCGCTTCTTCCTGATTGGGCAGTCACGACCTTGGTGGCACTCATAATCACAGCAATTCATGGTTCTTCTCCTTGAGCTTGGCTTCCATTCAAGAATCCATTCTGGTCGAGTCCTATACTGATATTCCACCGGCTCCTGCTCTGGCTGTGCCTTCGATGCAGCACGCTCTTTGCATACACGCTCGTAGTGCCCATGCACCGATTGCAGTGTGTCTTTCAGCCTTGCATCACGCTCGGCTTTCAAGCGTTCGATCTCAGCTAGTGCGTCGACAAGCACGCTGTGCAATGTGTCTTTCAGTGCATCACGCTCAGCTTTCAGAGATTCAATCTCAGCGAGTGCATCGGCAAGCTGAAGGTCGAGTTCTCTTAGGTCTTCATTCATGCTGACCACCAGATCACAAGCACGCCAGCAAGCACCACGCCAATTACGGTTGCGAGAACAAAACCAAACGCCTCCTCATACCGGCGGACCCTCTCAATAGAGCAGGCATAGTGGGCCGTGTTAGGGAAGGCTTCGCTCATGGTGCGAGAAAATTTACGGGTTGTTTGCATAGACACTCCTTTGTTGATGAACACATAATGTATCACGTTAAATTTCTTTGCGCTACAAATGTTGAAAATTTACAAAAAAAAAATCCACCCGAACTTTCGTAGGGGTGGACCAAAGGAGTCATATGTCGCGGGTGTAGTGTAGTTGTGAAATCAGGAGGTGTGTGCTGAATTCACAAAAAAATTTTTGAGGTATGTGGGATACCGCAGCAGCAGCGCCCCCGCCGCGACGGTCAGTGGGGGGGGTCACCGCCAGCCAGCCACTGGACGAAACCCCAGCCCTGTACAGATTCACAGCTCTCGGTTGCCTATTATTTAAGCAAACACCCTGTGGATAAGTGCTAATGGCCCTGTGGATAGTGCTAAGTCGTTGATTTATATAGGTTTGGTACTTAACATAATAACCATTGTATTACGCTGACGTGGTTTCAGTGGATAACTACACGTCACGGCGTCGCAAGGCATCGAGCGCCAATGAGCCCAGGTCGATGTTGACCAATGGACCCTTCTGCTCGCCATACCCTTCAGGGTCCAGCCTAGCGGCCATACGCCACCTCTGCTCAATGCGTAGCTTGGCCAACTGCACCTCTTCTATGGTGGCTGAGTCGGCAATCTCAATAGTCTCTTCTGCTAAACTTTGACCACCTCGCAGGCGTGCGCGAGTGTAGGCAGCCATGCGGTCCTCTCCTCCACGTCTCAACCACTGATCCAGACCAGATGTACTGACTCCGAGTAACTTGGTCACAGACATGACTGTGATGCCACTCCCCAACATATCCCACAGCTTGCCTTCACCTCCATTGGCATGGATAGCTTTCGCGCACTTGGACGCCTCGGCCTTCAGACTTTGGGCTCGTGAGATGGCAAGCGCCTGCTCATCAGCAACCTCCCTCAAAGTCTTGACCTCAATTTCGTTCTCTTCACTCATAGCTCTACCCCTTTATTAAAAGCCTCAAAAGCCTCTCTAGCGGCCTCATAACCCTCGCAGGTAGAGTAGGCTACCCCTCGCTCAATCAAGAGCTCCTTAACCGCTTTCTGGGCCTTAGAGACCACACCTCCTTTGTCCCTCTTCATCTCAACCCCCATCCACCTCCCGCCTGGGCTCACAACAAACAAGTCAGGCACACCAGCGGTCAGACCCTCCTGTGCCAACTTAATCCGTTGCGCTGCAGATACTGATGCCCCATTAGGAACCGAGAAGATAATATATTCTGGATGGAATAACTTAATATAACCAACGAACTTAACCTGCTCAATATGCTCCTTGGATTTCCTGTGTCTTTTTAGTTCCACCAATCATCCTCCTCTTTAATAACAAATGGCGCGTCCTTAACATCTACAAACAAATGGCACCTGTGCATTATCTCAGGAGGAATGACCGACGGCTGGCCTGCAGCACAAACGTGGCAGCTCGTGTCCAGAGTCGTCCATCCATTGGCCACAACAGCAGACTCAAGAGCCCACCTGTTGCCTCGGTCATTCACCCTCCTGATCTTGTCCGAGACATCTGCAGGCATCCTGATCGAGGACTTCTCCAAGACCCTATGCTGACAGCTAATGCAGCTCACCCTATCGTCCATCATTGGGTCAACATCGCCACCAAGTGGTGACCAATTCCCAAGCACTTTTTTTACATCCATGAGAAACACCTTTTTCATAGGTAGCACCAAGGGGTGTTCCCTAGCAAAAATAAACAAACACCCCTTGAGAATCGACCAGAGCAATCGGCTACCAAAAGGGTGTAAATCACACCCATTTTGTACGCCCGTTTTCTTTGCAAGTCTCCAAAACCTCATGGGGTGTCTTATGGGTAACACCCCTTGACACCCCTTGACACCCTTTGAGAATTTTTGTTGAATACATATCAACGTTCTGAAGCTGGTTTGGACAACACGAACCAGCCGCTTGTCATACCCTCTGGTACAAATTCTGTGTGGACCCTTGCCCTGATACGAGGCTTGATGTCGCTCTGGTCAGCCCCCTTGATCGACTCAATAACGTCTTGCAACTTAAATGCGTGGTAATTGGAATACTGATCTGGCTTGTTATTACTTCCGCCAGTTCCTACCTTCCAAACAATACCCTCTGGGTGCTGGTTAATAGTATTCGTTATGGCCAAACATACTGCGTCGCACTTGTCACGAATCTTCTGCTCCTTGCCCTCCTCAGACCTCTCTAACTTTTCCTGCTGCCGTTTTTCTTCACTAGACTCTTGTGGAATAGCTACGACGCAGGTTATGTCCTGCATGTTTCCGTGGCGGCTGACGACCACCTCAACGAAAACCTGTGAGTCAAACCTGATCTCTCGGACAATGGGCTCGTATCTGGTCTTGATCAGGCGCATGTACCTGTTCTTCTGGTCGTCCATGAACAAGACCGCAGTGAGTGTCGCATCTCCAGTCCACGCAGAAGCGCCACGGGCCATCGCAGCGTCGTCATCCTTTCCGATCAACTTGTTTGTGTGGGTGATGATGGTGATGCTGGTTTTTAGGGTCACAAAGATCGTCTGCTTCAGTCCGGCGACAAAGGCACCGACCTCTGAGTTGTCGTTCTCGTTGTCGATGTCTAAGGTGGCGTTGGCCGTGTCAATGATGAGCCAAGGGCGCTCTTTGTTGACTGTGTGGGCCTTGACGTTCTCTGCCAACTGGAGCACATCTGGCAGCTTGGAGCGTTGTGCCTCAATCAGGATGAACCACTTGGATACATCAACTGGGTCCAGTCCGAGGTGCTTGACGTATGCGTAGAGGCTGCGTCTAACTTGTGCCGTGTCCTCTGAGACGTAAATCACCTTCCTGCGGCACTCAGTCTTGAGTGTGCTGTCAGCCAGCCTGAACCCTGCTGCGAGTAGAGCGATGGCCATCATTGCTGTGGTCTTGCCAACGCCAGGCTGCCCAGCCATCACCGAGAAGCTGTGCGCTATGAACCCGTCAATCAGGTAGTCGATGGGCTCAAGCGTACTTAGGTCAAGCGGCACCTCGCCCCAGACCTTTACAACCTTTTCTGTGGGAGGCGTTAGGGTGGTGATGATTGGCGCTGGGGCAGCCGGTATCGAGTGTTTGATCTGGAAATCCTCGACGGCTGACCTCATCTCATCCTTCTTGGTTGCTGTCTTGTAGCCGTTTTCTTTGGCCATGTGAAAGAGGGTGCCAATTGAGATGCCCTTGTTTGGCTTGAACGACTTCCAGTGGTTGAGACAATCCTCCTCGGACTCCCAACTTGGCTGCGTCGCTGACCACTGAATCCACAGATGGAGTCCCCCCTCATTAAACTCTGACTGTAGCGCCTGGCCAACGGCTATCCAACTGTCGTAACCGTCACTGTTGACAAACCTAAGAGCGTCAGCAGCCTTGTCCATGTCAGTTGTGTTTATGTTTCGGCTGGGCAATTGGCTGGGTGGGGGTGCTGGAGTTGGAGCTGGGACCTCAATGCCGCACTCAGCCAAGAACTCCCTCACAGAGCATCTGAGCTCCAGCACCTCGCCGGCCAGTCTGTCGCCCGTGAGCATGACTGACTTGCCTGCTCCAGTTTCATGTCCGAAGATTTCAATCTCTTGTCCCTCTGCTACCAAGATTTTCTTTGGCAGTGTTGGGTCTGAATCTGCGAGAAAGAAGATGTGAGCACCACGTTTGCTGTGGCTGATCTCGGTCATCAGTCCAAGTGACCTTGACTTCTCAAGAAGCCGCGTCATACCGATGTGACGTGGTGCCTTTGACCTCTTGGTGTCAATGTCTAGGCAGTGCAGCACCTTGTCTTTAAACGAGCAAAATGTTTGTGACTGCATGACGACTCCGATGTAGTCACCTAGCTGCTCAGTGAGTATGTCTTTGCCGCTAAGTAGCTGGCTTGCTGGTGTGTCCAGCCCGACTCCAACGCCGTTGCGCCTGATTGGCACCTTGGCCATATCACCGTTCTTCTTCTGCTGCAGGTTGAACCCGCAGAACCTTGCATCGGGGCAGATGTTGGCTATCTTCTTTGCTGCCTGCCTACTGGAACTGTTCTCTATCAAATTGGGAGTCATAAGTTGAACCTTCACTCAGGGCCATAAAAAAGGAACATCGGCGGCAGTGGCTCAGTCTGCTTTTCGGAAGCGATCCTAGCCGAGTCCATAAATTTAAAGATTGAAAATGTACTACAGATTTGATGAGTCAATAAACTTTTGTTTGCTATCGGTCAGTTTGCCGTTGCAGTGTGG